ATGGAGTAACTAGCGCAGACCCATTGGGCTTTGAAAAAGCATTATCTGGTGGAGATGTTTCAAAAATAATGAAACAAGTAAAAGTAGGTGAAAATCAATATCAAAACATACCTTATATTTCCTATGTAGATAGAAGTGGAGAGTCTCCTGTTAATAGAGAGTTTGAGGCAAGTATATTGTCAGATTACGAAACTCTACCAAAAGATGAATTTAAAGCTCGTTATCAAGGCCAATTTGGCAATTTAGGACCAGAGTTTACACAAATGTATGATACTTTTGGCGATAGTCGATTTTCTAATTTACTAGAAGAGTATTTACCATATGCAACAGGAGAATTATCTAATATGCCTGGTAGGTCTGTAGTAGATAGGCTTTCTGATATGATTGGAGGTTTTAACAATACAGTACCTAAAAATGAAGTACAGCCAAATATATTTGATACTGTAGAGTTACCTGAAAATTATTACCCTGAAGAAATTAGCGATGATGAAATGGGAGATATAGTTAATTACGTTCAAAATTTAAATGAACCTAATGTTAATTTAAGTGAACCTAGTGTTAATTTAAATGAAAATGAAGATGAAAATGAAAATGAAAATTTTAATATGACAGAGGCTATTCAAAAATATGGGCCAACTGTTGTTGAGGAACTTAAAGAATTTAGCAATAACCCTTTAAATTATATAAAGGGATTATTATATTAAAGGAATAACAGGAGGATAAATATGGCAACAGGAATGCCAACATTGATGGATTTTAACTTTGGTGCTCAAAGAGAAAAAATGAGAGCACAGAATCAAATGAATTTCGAGCAAGACTTTCTTGAATATATACAAAGTCAAGCTTATGAAGTAAGTCCAAACCTTTCATGGGATGGAGCCAATTTATCTTTTAACCCTGGTGTTAAACCTTTTAACAAAGAGGGTTTATGGAATGAGTATAAAAGGAAAGCGGAATCGTTCAAACCCCCATTAAAAGTTGATGTTATGAAATTTGAGCAGGAGTTATGGCCTATGTATAGTGCTGCTGCAAATTCTAAATTTCAAGAACAATTAGGAACTCTTCAAATGATGGGTATACCTGAAGAAAAATGGGAAGATTTATACAGAAAAAATCCTGAGTATGGAGCTGCACTAAGAAGCTCTATACAAAACGAAACAGACCCTGCAAAAGTACAAGCTATGTCAAGTTATATTCCAGAAGCTGAAGGTGAAGGCCTAGCAGAATCTATAGTAGAAAATCCTTTAGCATATGGAGGTGCAGGTCTTTTATCTTTTGGAGTAGGCAAAGGTCTTACTGGTATGCTTAAAAAGGCTAAATTTAAAGGAGCTGGGACACTTAGAACTGCTTTAGGTCAAGGCTTGCCTATGCTAGGAGCTAGTTTTGCAGGAGATTTAGCTGGAATGCTTGGAGCATCTGATTATGAGCAAGATATTGCACAAACATTAGGAACTGGAGGAGCAGCTGCTTATTACGGTACTACTGGAGCATCAAACATGTTAAGAGATAGGCTTGCAGGTGGGCTTGTTACTACTGATGATATGGCAAAATTAAAACAAAGAGCTCAAGCTTTAGGTATTAATGAAGTAGATGGTAGAAGCACAGCTGATGCAAGAACTAAAATTGATAACCAAAAGCTTAAATCTAGTATTGTTAATAAAGTTCAAGGACAAAAATATAGAACAAGCTCAGCTTTGTTAAAATCAGCAAATATAAAACCTAAAGGAGGCTCTGCAGGTTTGACAAAATCAGGTCTTTCTAAATTAGGCGGAAAAACAAGCCTAGGACTTGGAGTACTTACAACTTTACAGTTATTAAATTTAGCTAAAGGGCTTTATGAGTCGGACGACAGAAAGCCTTTTGAAAGTGCATTAATGCCACAACAAGCTAATCCATATAGAAAGATACTATTACCTGAAGAGGGCGGTCAATAGTGAGTACTTGGAGAGGAACAAAGCCAGATACAAGACCTAGATTAAGTTTAACTAGAAATCCTATTACAGATATATTAGGAGTTACTAGTCAAGCAGCTTCAGATGTAGCAAAAACTACTGCTGGAATAGGGTTAAACACATTAGATGCGGCAACAGGAGGCACTTTGTCTAAGTCTGGTGCAGATAAGGCAGAATTAGCTGGTTTAATGGGGTTTTTAATGAACCCAGGGAAAGGTGCTAATGTTATGTCTAAGTTATTTAATTATTATAAAGCTGCTCCTTTCTCAAGAGGATTGGGAACAGTAGGTGCATACGAGTTTGGTACAAGTGCATTAGAAGATTTAACTGGTCAAAATATATGGCAAATGACTCCTACCAGCAGAGATATTCAAGCTGGAATAGACGCTGAGCAAGCTGAACTACAAAAACAACGTGAAGAAGAGGACCAAAAATACATGGATGAGCTAGGCATTATAACGCAAGAAGAAGCTCGTAATATGAATAACCCCTTGCTTGAAATAAATCCATTGAGTACAACAGACTCTTTACATTGGGCAAGAAACTGGTAATTTAAATGGCAGTAAACCCTTTTGGATTAGTACAACAGCAAATTAATCAAGCTGAACAGCATGTTAACGAGGAAGCTAAGCAACCTCAGTTTCAACCTACTTTAGATAAAAAAGCTACTATACGGTTAACTAAACAATATAAATCCAATCCTACAGGATTTAATCCACAACTATTAGAATCTATACAAAATCATGCAGCTTACCACCAAGTCCCATTTTATCCTGGAGACTTTAATTTTGGCGAAGCTGTTATGCAATTTGGTAAAGGTTTTGCTAGTGGATTTACTACTCTAGAAACAGGCGACCATCCTGACAATGAATATGAAAATATAGCTAGAAGTTTAGGACATTTAGTTGGTTTTGCTCCTGGAATACTATCGGCTCCATTAAAAGCTTTAGGAGCAGTTAATTTAGCAAGAGGACTAAGTAAGGTTAAATCTGTCCCTCTTTATATATCTGGTAAGGCTACAGAGAAATTAGGCAAAACAATAAACCCTGTATTACAAACTGCTGCTAAAGGTAGACAGGGTGCTACAGCTACAGCTGCTAAGTTTTTATTAGAAAATAAAACAGGTAGAGCTTTAACCCATGTATCAGAAGGTGCATTTAATCTAGGTTTAGCTAGTGGTTTATCTGCTTGGCAAGGTGGTGTAGATGCTATTATGGAAAGTACATTCCATGGTGCTGTATTTGGCGGTGTATTTAGAACATTAGGTAATGTAGTTAATACAGGCGATAAAGCATCAGACACTATTATTCGTGGTATGGCTGGCTCAGTATTCCAAGGGTTACCAGCTACATTAAGAGGTGCAACTTCTGCAGAACAGGTATATGAGTATTTATTAGGTGCTTACTTTGGAGCTGGAGAAAAAGCTTGGTATAAGCAAGGAGCTGGTAAGTTCTTGCGTGAAATGGAAAAAGAGTTTCCAAATAATGCTGAGCTAGATTATAAGAAAGACCCTACTATGATGGGCAAGAAGTGGAAAAACTTACACGAACTTGAGCAAGCAGAAGTAGAAAAACAAATAGGTGGTTTTGCATCTGTAGCATTAAGAGCAGGTAGAGCAGACTTTTTAATTAAAGAATTAGAAGCACGAGGACTAAATACTGAAGGTGTGCTTATAAAAGATGGCGTAGTTACTGAAGATGGCTACAAGTTTATGAAAAAAGTCGATACTGAAGGATTAGATACGGCTTTTAAAGAAAGTAAAATGGTTTTACCAGAACCAGAAGTGACACAAGAAGGTGTAAAGGTTACTCCTGCTGTTGATAGATTTACTAAAAAAATGAAAGATTTAGACGTATCTATATCTACTAATACACAAGAGTTAAATAAGCTAGAAACAAGCTTACAATCAGAATTAAAAAAGACTGAGGATAACCAAGACCCTATTAGAATTAGCTTTGCAAAAGATAAGATAGAAGAGCTTAGAAAAAATATAGATACTGATTTACTAGAAAAAGAAGCACTAGATAAATCTATAAAAAGAATTGGTGTGGAGCTAGAGCCTTTTGTAGAAAAAGCAAACGATGATGATGTAGGGACGGTTAACGCAGAAGGCTCTTACGATATAGTTGGTCCTAGAGCATTGCATTTTGTAGAGAATAATTTAAAACCATTATGGGATGTTGCAAATTTACCAGCCCAGTCAAGAACAGACCTTAAAACAGTAGCTGCAAAAGAACTTAGCAATCTATTTGCTAAAAATGTAAAGCGTGGTAAATCTCCTGACACTAAAAAAATAATGGAAGATATTTCTGCTAAGTTTGAAATAAAGCTAGAGACAGAAAGCGAAGGTGGTATTAGGCAATGGATGACTGCTTTAAATAAAGGGCACAAACAAAAGTTTACAAGAGTAGTATACAGCCCAGAGGTAAAAGATGCTGAAGGTAGTGTTGTTAAGCCATCTAATATAAAAGTAGAAGAATTTGACCCAAAACTACCATATAGTGCTGGAGGGTCCAGAAAGCTAGCTGTAGAGCCGTTAAAGCTTATAGAGCAGGTATATATAGATAATGGAGGAAAGGTCGGTAAAACGTCCGTAGAGGCCCTTATAACGCTAGACCATATAACTATTAAGGGTAAAGACAAGAAATTATCAGACCTTAGAAAAGACTCTGATTCAAAGATTGTATATGAAGAAGTTGTTTCTAGAATACAAAAAGAAATGGCTAATAAAGATATGTATATGTTTGGAGGCAGAGGTGATGCTGATAAGCTATTCTTTGTTAAATTCCACCCTAAGACTAAGAAATTACCTGCTGATATAAATTCTTATTTAAATAGTAAAGTATTTAACAAACCTACTTATACAGAAGCAAGAAATGCATTTGTAAAAAGAGCTTCTAAGGATATGAAAAAGTCAGAAGCAGTAAAACTTCATAAGGATGCTGTTGTATCTAATATATTGTATGACCTGGGTATGAATGGTTTAACTATAAATAGAAAAAATCTAAGAGAAATATGGGAAAATAAAGATGGCTTTTTAAATAATGCACTTGCATATAATAAGAGATTGCAAATATTATTTACTCCGTCATGGGCAGGTAGCAGAGAGTATGCTGAACAAGTGTTTGGTAAGAAAGGAGAAACTCCTGATAAAGACTTTATAAAGGCTGGTAATAAGTTTAGATACATTGTTATACCAGATTTAAAGGATTTACCTAAAGACCTACATTCAGAAAAATTACTAGAATTTGATGCACAGTTATACAAAGAGCATGTAGATGGTGCTATAATAGGGAGAAACGATGTTATTAATTACAACAATAAAGATGCTGGTCATCCAGAGTCTGGACAAAATAAAGCGTTTATTGTTAGTCCTGAAGTAGCTAAAGACGGTAAAGAATTAGGCTCTATGTATGGTAAGTTTATGTTTCATAAAGCAGGTGATGCTTTAACTGAAGCAATGAAAAAGAAAGGCGTACATTATATTATTCACGAATCTTCTGCTAAACAAATGGGCTTAAGACAAATGAATAACTATTCTATAAAAGGTAAAAATATTACCTTAGACAATGATAGCATATATACTTTAGACCCTAGACATATAAAATATAACTACTCTGTTAAACAGGGTAAAGATATGTATATGCATAACGCCCGTATTCCTAAGCAGTGGTTTGGACAGCTAAACTCTAAAGTCCCAGTAGCTCCTATTCCCACAGATGTTATAGAAGATATATTTAACGAAACTATATATAAGAAGTATGTAGGTGAGAAATTCTGGAATACTAAGTTAGAAGAATATGAAAAGAATCCTACTGATAAAAAAGAATTAGAGCTATTAGAGAATATAGATAAGATAGGTGTTAATGATTTAATTAGAGTTGTTAATGCAAACGAAACAGTTGCTTTTACTGATGCAGTTTACCAAAAGCTATTAGGTATAAACAAAGAGATAGCTTATAGCACTTCTACTGAAGATGGTGTTAGGTCTAATGAGTTAAACGATTATGTTAGAGAGCTTGAAGACTTTCATACAGTAACAGATAGAGTAATTAAAGAAGGTGTAGCCGCATCAAAAGGTAAAGGCATAGCTGCATCTCCTATTTTTGCACATAAATGGATTAGACCTTATAGAATACAGGTTATGAAAAACTATATTATGTCGCAAATTACAAAACCTAAAGTAGAAAACTCTTTAGCAGCTAGAATGAGGCCTTATGATTTAGCATTACAGCAAGACTTTGACGGCAAAAATAAGATGTTAAAGGAGCTAAATAAAAGAGATGATATATTCTTTTTAGATGACGATTATAAACGTATGCCTATAAAAACACATTTAAAGGTAAAAGAAAAGACATTAGGTGGTTTTTGGAAAGCTTTACAAGATGGTAAATACAATAAGTTTAGAGAAGAAGCTGAAGAAGTAATGAGAGCTATGGTTATTAGGGTTCCTATGGACTCTATATCTGGTGCACACGCACTTAAATTTATGGGCTTTACAGGAAGACAAGGCCATGGTGTACTTATGCATCCTAGAAGCATGAGAGCGTTAGGTGGTGCTGACCTTGATGGTGATGAAGCATTTGTATATTTTGGTGGTAAAAACGAAATGAACGAAGGCTTTGGTATGAAGAAGTCTTGGAAAGATGCATATGAAGCTAATAAGAATGAGTATGTGCAATATGTTAGTAGAAAGAAAAAGTTTAACGGAAAGTATGAATACAAAACTAGAGAAGAGTATGCTAAACTATCGGACTCTCAAAAGAAAAGATATGCTGCATTTATACCAGATAATAAACGTGGTTTAGTTAATAGGCCTGATGGTAAATATCGTGGCGATACTATGGAAGACTTACTTACTCTAGGTGCATCTGACTATTCTAAGAAATTAGCTAAAGATAAGATATGGATGTACGCACCTGATGTTAGAAGACAGTTGTCTGAAAATGTTGTAGACAGTCGTAATCTACTAGGTAGTGTATCAACAATGAGTCAAACTATGAGAGCTGCTCATGATATTTTGTCAAACACTCCTACTAAAACAGAGACAATAAAGTTTTCTAGGGGCTTTGGTAAGGATGCAAGAAATTTTGAAGTTGAAATAGAAGCAAGGACAGATAAAAACTGGCTTGATTATTCTAGAAGGCTAACATCATCTATGATAGCGTTTACTTCTGACCCTATGGATGTAGGTGGTATAAGAAGCTATAACAGGCTTTTTAAAGAACTTCATGACTCTTATTTTAAAATTAAAAATATAACTGTAATAGAAGAGTCTGTTAACAAAAAAACAGGTGAAGTTAGAGAGTCTAGAAAAACTAGAGATATTGATTCTAATGATAAGTTTTACGAAGCATTTGCTAGTAAAGACCCTGGAGTTCCTATAGAAAATGCAGCTAGTATATTAAGAGATGGACTTGTTAAGAATTTTATGGACCTAAATAGTGGTTTATTTAGCAAGAACTATTCAGCAGGCAGAGCATGGAAAGAAGAGGAAGTAAGGGGTAAATTAGACTTTTTAGAGCAATATGAAGGTCAATTAACTAATATGCTAGCCAAGCAAGGCAAGCTATTAACTGAAACAGGTCGCTGGAGTGCTAATATACTAAATAAATTAGATATAGATAAAGTAAAGGACCTATATAGAAAGATGAATACTCTTGCAAAACGGTTTAAAATGGAAATGCAAGACGATACTCCAAAATGGATTGAAACAGTTATGGGTAGAGGTACATTTACTATTCCAGAAAATCAATTTATACAAAAAATATTAGCTGCTAAATATGAGCCCTGGACTATTACAGGTAGAGAAACGCTTATTACTGACAACTTTAACACAGAGCCTGATTTATTTTATAAGTTTATAAAAGACTTGCCTTTTACGCCAACTAAGTATGAAAGAGAGTTTGCTACTAAGTTTATTAGAAAAAGAGATTTAAAAAAGAAAAGGTCTGAATTAGCTAGAGTAGCTTTTAGAAGTGATGTAAAAGATGGCAAACTAACTAATAAAGAAAAAAGAGATATAGTTGATGAAATTACAGCTAAAGCTGAAGACTATATGCTTACTAATGATATACACGATATGGTATCTTTAGACTTGTTATCAAGCTATATTAAATCGCACAGAGGAATACTTACTGATGATGTTATAAAAGACATACATAAAAAAGTACAAGAGATTAAAGATAATAGCTATTTATCACAAAGAGAAAAACAGGATGTTAATACTTTTTATGAAGAGCATAATTATGCAACTGAGAGATTAAAAAATACATTTGATGCAATAGAAAAAGCTCAGGAAGAAGCAGGTGTAAAGAAAGCTGAACCCGAAACATCTGCTAAAATGGACCAAGCAGAAATAGATAATGCTATAAGAGAGTACAAGAAAACACTTAATACTGCTCAAGAAAAGAAACTATTTGATTACCTTATGTTAGGTAGCTACAATAGAGCAGGCAAAACAATCCAAAAAATAGCAGAAGAAGCAGCTAACAAAGGGGATTTGCGAGGATTTACTGGAGCTGTTACTAAATGGTATCAAACTAGTGGTGCAAAAACACAAATGATTAAAATAGGTTTTGCATCAGAAGCTATACCATCGTCATCTATAAGAACATTTTTAAGAAAGTATTCTGAATTAGTAGGTAAAACATTTAAGCTAAAAGAAACAGAAGTTAAAAAAGTACAAGAAATAGCTAAAGAACTACCAGAACAAACAGTAAAGTTTGAAGATATTAAAGTACCTTTTATAGAGAAAGATGTTACTGAGAAAGTCAAAGACACTTATGTTGAAGACATGATGAGCTATGACAATATATATAAACAAAAACTACCTAAAGACCAAGTTAAGATAATACAAGAATTAGCTGAGAATCTTAAGTATTTCCATAAAAAGGAAAGTATAAATCTAAATGAGATTACAGCTGGTGTATTAGGTAAGCCGTTAAATGAAATGGATAAGAGTGACTACATTGCGTTAAATAACTTCCTAAAAGATATACGCAGAGGCTCTATATGGCAAAGAATGTTTGGTGAAGATACTCCTGATATGAGAGCTCGTTATCATATGCTTTTCCCTAGAGCAGTCAATAAAGAAATGATGAAATACGACGTGTTATGGCTAAAGAAAAAAGGCTGGTTTAAAGTAAAAGGTAGAGAAGTATTTGGTACAATACAGAAACCATCTTGGTGGCTAGAAGGTATACAAGACTGGATTAGTCGTATGGGTGAAAAATCTATTGATTTAGGCGATAAGTTAAAAATGGAAATGGCTACTAATTTATCATTCTATGTAGACAATGTAGAGAACGGAGAAACACTTAGACGTTTTGCTGTTAGAAAAATGGAAAGACAGCTTAAACATAATATAACAAAAGAAAAACAAAGCTCTAGAACTGCTGAACAAAGAAAAGTAATAGCTGGAGAGTATGAAACCAGATATCAAGAAATGTGGAAAGATTCAGAGGTTCAAGATGCTTTAAAGAAAACATATTCGATTACCAATCCAAAAGGGAATCGTGAGAAAGTCACTGGCTCAGAAATAGTTGAAAGAATATCTGAAGTTTATAAAAGAATGAATGAGAAGGTATTTAAAGAAGTTATTGCTGGCGAGCCAGAGGCTCTCTCTAAGTATTATAAAAAGAATAAAAATGGTGACATAGAATATTATGATGTAGAGCCAGGCGAAACAGGTAAAGAGCCTGTAGTTAACTGGAAACTATTTGTTAAAGATATGGCTAATGCTTATAAGAAAGATGGTGACATACCTACTAATTTTGGTATTGATGGATTAAGACAAATAGCACGGTCTATGAACATAGATTTAACGCTTGAAATGATAGAAACATTAGACGCTAGATTAAAGTCTATACAAAAGAAAAAGTTTAAAGATAGAACTGAAGATGATAATGAATTTGTTAAAACTTATAATGCTAGAAAGAACGCTGCTGAAAAAACATTATCATATCTAGAGCGTACACAGCTAACCAAAACAGGTCAGTATGACTTTGGTACATATTTCCCACATTTGTTCCACTCTAAAACAGAAGCTAGAAAATCATTAGAAAGACAATTAGAGTTTATAGAAAAAAGTGACTTATCGGAAGCTGATAAACATCTTGAAAGAAAGAAATTAATGCACAGGCTTAACACTCTTACAGGTGATTGGGTTGATACCAATGGTGAGTTCTGGGAAAAATATGACTTAGCTGCTCAACAGATAATGGGCAGAAGAACAGGTGAAAAAATTAAATGGACCGACCTTGATATGTCTTCTAAGAATATGATGTCAAGGGATACACATCTACCTGGCTGGTCTATTGACCATAGTGCTTACGAAGTTTATCAAAACAATTTAGCACAAACATACTTTGGACAGCTAAATCAAATATTTACTAGAGCAATGATTAAACAGTTCTCAGATAGAGCTAAAGCAAAAGGCTGGGATAAAACAGATTTTGGAGATGGTAGTAACTTTTCTCTATTGCAAAAGTGGGAAAACTATTTAAAACTATACGCACAAGATGCTATGGGTGGTAACTCAATAATACCAGACTACATATATAATGACCCAGGTATGAAAATATCAGCTACTCCTTATGGTTGGTGGGCTGATAATAGAATTAAAAAGCGTATGCAAAAAATTAAAGATGCTATCGTACCCGAAAAGTCTAAATATCCTAATTTAGATAAATTAATGAATGAAATACCGTACAGCACTCTTAGAAAGATATCTAATCTTGAGGCTAAATTTGAGTTGGCTTCTTTATTAGCACATCCTAAGTCTGCTGTTGGTAACGTATTTGGTGGTAGTATACATACATTACAAAGTGCAGGTATAAAAAACTGGAAACAGGGTACAGACCTAAAGTTTTTAAGAAGAATAAATCCAGAGTGGAAATCTAAAGATGATATAAACAGATTTATCATTAAGCATGGTGTTATACCAGACTTTATGGTAAATGAGTGGGGATTAAATCCTGAGGTACAAAAGCGTGGTAAGCAAGACTTTATGAAAGATGTTGTCAAGAATATGCAAGATGGCAAGATATCTAGAAAGACTTTTAATGAGCTCATGGATAAGCACAAGTTAAACAAATCTATGATGCAGATTGCTTCTTCGTTTATGTCTAAACCAGAGATGATGCTAAGAAGACAAGCGTTTATGGCACACTATGTACAAGCTTGGAAAAGATTTGACGGTGCTATTGACAATATTGACCATCCTTTCTTAATAGAACAGGCTAAAAAAGGTGTACAGGCTACACAGTTCTTGTATTCTGCACCATTTAGACCAGGTTTTGCTAGAACAGCTCTTGGTAAGATAATGACTCGTTTCCAATTATGGCAATGGAATGCTGTAAGGTTTAGAAATGATATTGCTAGAGAAGCTAAGATATTTGGATTAAGAGAAGGTAGTCCTGAGTTCCAAAAGTTTAAACGCACATTACAATTAGATATGTTTGTCTTTGCAATGGCAAATGTATTTATGTACTCTCTGTTTGACACAGCATTACCAGCTCCTTGGAACTATATACAAGATACTGCTGACTGGATATTTGGTGATGAAAAAGAAAGAGAAAGAACATTTATGGGTACATGGCCTGCTAAAGTAGCTCCATTGCAGTTAATAACACCTCCTATAGCAAGGTTGCCAATAGCAGGTCTAGATGCCTTTATTGCAGATGATTGGACTAGATTCTCTAATTACCATATATATACTATGTTTCCATTTGGTAGGATATTAAAAGACTTTTCGCCTTATGCGTCTAACAACTTATTTGAAAACCCAATGATGTTGATAGATAAATTTACAGGTATGCCAATGTATGGAGTGCAAAGAATGGCTAAACAAGTTAGAGACGAAGGTGTCTACAAACCTTAAAAATCGCCACTATTTACCAATACAAACTTTTTTAAACTTACTTCTTAACCTTAACTTCTTTCTCTTTATGCTCTTCTACCTTAACTTTTAGAAACTCTTCAAAGCTTTCTTTTTTGTCAAGATGTTCTGCTAAATACATTACTAGATTCTCTAAGCCAATCATAAACTGACCTAGTTTTTGATTTTCTATATACATAGAACCAAGCCCTTGGGCTAGTTCATTTACTTGACTTTCTAGTTCTCTTTTTGTTCTTTTTTGTTTTGCCACGTGTCCTCCCTTTCGGCTTTTCATAGCCAAATATAATATTATTTAATTGTCTAAAAATACCTCTTACTGCCCTTAAATCAGTGCTCATTTGCTCTCCCTTATTGCTTTAGCTATTTCAAATAAGCCGTCTGCAATACTTTTTTCTTCTTTTTTAAAAGGCTCTAAATCTACTTTTATGTGATATCGACTTAGTCCTTTATCTTTTATTTTATACTCTATTTCCGTAAGCGTTTTTCTACCAGCATTTCTCCATTTTCTTAAATTTACTAGTAAATAATTAGCATTGTACATATTAGACAATTCTTCTAGATATTCTATATTAACACTTTTTAATACAGACTGAGTTCTTTTTGAAAAACCACATTCGCTAATAGGTGTTTTAAGTTGCAAGTTATCCATTTATAATCCTTCCCCATTTGTTTGTTGTAGCAGCTTTTCTTTTCCTGCCTTTGTCTTTCCTGTTCATTACATTAAATACATGATGTATAAGTTTTTTTCTTTTATTAGGGCTCATTTTAGTGCCTTTTTTATTATAGTATCAAATTGACTATAACACCTGTTTCTGTCATCCATAATTTGTTTAATTCTATTCTGAAGCTTTATTTCGGCCGTTAAAGGCTGTTTTTCTTCTTTGTAAGGGGTTAGCTTGTTTAGCTTATTCTGTAGCCTTATAACCTCATTTGTAAGTTCTTGATTCATTTCCCATACCTCTGCTATATATTCTTCAGCTTTTACTCTTTGCTTATGTTCAAAGGCATACTCTTCTTGTAATGTAGGTTTACATGGTTTCTTCAAGACTGTCCTCCTCTTTTACTTTTTTAAGCTTATAGAACATACTTTGTGCGCCCCACCTATTGTTAAATGCCCATAACTCTAGTGTATGTTTTTTACCATTTACTTTAAATTCAGCTGTCCAGCCTGGCTTAATAGTTACAAAGTTTCCATTTTGAGTTTCTGCACCTCTCCATTTACCTGTTTCTTTATCAGGTCTATAGGCTTTAGTGTCCTTTTTTGCGAACCCTTTTGCTAGTATTTGCTTCATTGTCCTCTCCTATCCAAGATTTTGACTCACCTTCGCCGACGAAACCAAGGTTTATCTTACCGTACTTTTTCTCTATGTAGTCTCTTAGATTTTTCTCTGCTATTAACGACTTTTCCTTCATTCCTTCTAATATTTTCGCCCTTTTTCTTGACTTCATTTACTTTTCCTTTCTGAGAGTACCTCCCAGATATATCTTGTCAATTTTCAGCGTATCCACATCGGGTACACTGATAGTGGCAATCGTGAACATATACCATTTGTCCACATGAAAAACATTGTTTAGTCTCTATCATAAGGACTCTAAATTTACTAAATAAACAGTATATATAGCAAGTACAAAAGTTAGGTTTTAAAGGACTCACAAGGAGCGGGTCAAAAGGAGTTAACCAAAAACCCATGGAAGTAGCCCCACCAGTGCTCACGCAGTAGGATACCTAACTTATTCGGCAATGTTGTCAAACATATGGTGTAGCCGTGTACTTGCTAATTTAATGGGAAGCATCTTTTCGACGAGATTTCAACTTATAATCGAATTATTCATATTAGTTATAATTAATTAATAAGTTAGCTACTTCCCAAATTTAGAATATATATCTAACTTTTTGCCATGGCACTTCTTGTTCGTGCACATTTAAAAAGCTATTTATAAATTTTCTTTTAAGCTCATACTTATATCGTATGTTCTTATTTCCATACTGTGATATCTTAGTTTCTTGTATACTAGGTTTCCACAGTAATCTTTCTACTTCTTCGTTGTTTATAATATGCATTTTCTTGTTGTGTGTAAGGAATATGCATTCAGCTTTGACGTTATCTTTTATTGAATCATCAATAATAGTGTCTACCAATTTAAACAACTTTTTATAATCATCCAAATAGTTTTCGTAAACTATAATAGGTGAGTAGTTAAGATGTACATCATAACCTGCTTCGTAAAAGTCATTAACAGCTTTAATTCTGTCTATAATTTTACTAGTACCAGGCTCTACTTTGTTAGATATAACTTGTGGCATTAGACTAAATCTAATTCTAACCTTTCTGTTTGCATTATAATCTAATAAGTTTTTGTTTACATACTTTGTTGCAGCAGTACCAAACGCTTTGTCATGATATTTAAAGTAGTCAAATACCTTTTCCCATTCATGATATTTAGCATGTAGTACAAAGTCTTCATTGCAGCTAAAGTCGTATGTATAATACTTTTCATGCGTTTGATTAGGCTTTTTAGGCCAGTCTAACAGCCATATATGTCTGTCTAATGCTGTTAGTATATCGTTAGTATTTTCTGCTATTGTAAGGCCATTTGGTAAATGTCTACGCATATAGCAATAGCTACATCTGTATAAACAACCAAAGCCAAATGATGGTGTAATAAAATCACTGCTACGACCAGATTCTCGAATCTTCATAGCTTTCCTATTTACATATTTCATATTTCTCCTTTGCTAAAGTTGCCCATGCTCGGTAGTTCTATCGCATACGCTGTTCCGTATCGCTCAACCTGACGTGAGTCTCACAGGGCAACTTATTTATTAAAACATCTCTGATTTCGCTAACTTTCTTAATACATACTTAGACACATCTTCTGGTAGCTTGCTAAGGCTTTTTAGTAGATTTTTATAATCTATATGTGTTAATGGCCCTTTTCTGGTGTTACACCTACCACATACTATATGTAGGTTTTTGATAATCGAACCACCACCCAAAGATAAAGGGATAATATGGTCACATGCCATATTACCCACAACCAAAGTTTCGTTGCAATATACGCATGGTCTCCCATAAGATTTATAAAGTAATTGTCTAATTTCAGTAAGTGATACTTTAAATTCCACTTCATACTCCCTGCTCCTTCTTTTTAATGAGGATTTGAGGGTCGAAGACTTCTTCATCATTCTATGATAAATCTTTTTAGAATGGTTCTTGTGGATAGGAAGAAGCTTCTTCATATAAAGCTTCTCCCAGTCCACTTGTTGCCTTCTCCTAGTCTTTTTGGATTTGGTATTCCGCATGTTTCCCACTTGGGTTAAGGTTGACTATATTATAAGCCTTACCTTCGTATCCGTTTCTTAGTGTATGTATTATTGCACCTAATCGCATTGTATGGTAGCTTCGATAAGCTTCCATAGGAGTTAGCTTTAGTCCACTAAGCAGATGCCGTAGGACCCTCTTCGTTTTTGACTCTGTATTTGACATAATCATAGTTCCTCATGGTTATTGAAAAGTCGAATTGTAATCTGTGTATACCTAGTATGACTTTTGCTCCAGTACCTTCTTTATCATTTTTATTGATAAATCCGATATGAAACAGGTTTAGTATTCTAAAGTATAACGCATTCCCACTTTTCATGATTGTTAACAATAAGCCTAGCATCATTCTGTTCTCCTTAATCTAAATGAAGGCTGCCAAACAACATCAGTATCAAATAGCTCACCGTCAGTATTCTTAAACATACTAACTTTCTTTGTATCTTCATTTGCTTGGCCGTTTAAGCCTATAACTTTACGACTGGCATTCTCTATCGCACCTGAACCTTTACCTGCATACAGGTCTAATGCCTCGTTTCGGCTGTAATCTCTACTCACCTGGCTTATCTGTATTATTATTATATCCATGTTGACTGCTAAGTTAGATAAATAATGAGAAACTTGTTTAATCTGCTCATACTCGCCCATATACCGTGAATTTGTGCTTATTAAATCGATATAGTCGATAACTACTACGGCTGGTTGAAGTTCTCTAACTTTTTGTTGTATCTGGTCTAGATTTGGTGCTACAGTTTGTATAACCAAATGACTAAGCTTTTCTTTGTGCAAGTTATACACTTCTTCAAAGTTGTTTGTTACTTGGTCTTTATCTAGCCCACTTACTATCTGTAGGTTTCTACGATGCATATACCATGCTGATAACTCTAGTGATAAATATAAACATGGAATTTGAGAGTCCGTATTTATTTTATCATTAGCGAAATCAACACCCAATGCTAGATTCTGTGCAAAAGTAGTTTTACCTGAACCCGTTGGTCCAAATATAGTTACTAGTTCGCCTGGATATATTTCGCAATCTGCTTGTATACCTAGTGCTTTGCCAACATTAATAGTTCGACCACTAAAATCTGTTGTCAATCTAGCTGTTAAGTCTGCTTGTAGGTCTTCTACATTCTTTACGTCAACAAGATAGTCTTTTCGTTTAAAGTAAATACATCTGGTTTGACAGTTTTCACTCATGATAGAGTCTTGACATCCATACTTGTAACCTCTATTGTAAACATACTCTGTCTTTTCGATAACTTCGTTCCTATCTAAAGAGTTGTTGTTCCAATGAAGTATCATTGCTTTTGCATATTCTGATGGTATGCCGTGTCTAGCACAATGTGAAGCTATCCTCATCAAGGTTTGATTTCTATTACCTTCTTGAGGTCCCATTTTAAGCATTTTCTGCACGCAAGGCACTACATCCATAGGCTCGTTTGTCTTTTTAGCCTGTTGTATTCTAGGTGCTTCTGTTACTATGTACTTACTTAGCTCGTTATTGCCTACTCTTTCGCTGTAGGCGTATCCTATTCTAGCATCTTTAGCCAACTCTACCATATCTATATCTGTGTCAAATAACTCTTGTACACTTATAGGTATCTTGTATAAGTTAGTCTTTCTATTTACAGTATGTGCTACTCTGTAAATACCAGTTCGCATAAATATACTATTATCTGCTGAAGGAAATAACTTTGCTATAGTCGATTTAACACTGTAATGAAGGTTATCACTAGGTGTAAAGCCAAAGCAAGCATTTGGGACAACAATATGGTAACCAGTGCCAGAAAAATAGCATTGGATAGAGTTTTGTGATATATCAAACTCTTCAAGGCTGACCACAATCCCGATTGCTTTTTGTCTTGTATGCTCATTTGAACTATCTCCTTTATCTATGTCTAGTATAATATGGTCTATACCTCTTTTACCAAAGTAGTTTTTAAGACTACCTGTTGCTTCTGCAAACTCATAGGCTGATTTATCATACAGATAAACACTCCTATACAGAGGTACATTTTTATCTAGATGCCTTAGTAGGTCTTTTTTGAGAATAAGGGAGCCACGATTTCTCGGACTCCCTTTTGCTATCTCAATATAGTCCACTACATATTGCCCAATGCATCAGAGCCAAAGATTTCTTCGACCTCTGCTGCTGTAGATTTAGGCTGTTCTGGAGCTGCTTCTTTAATAAAGCCTTTGCTCTTGAACCATGTCACATCTTCTGTAAGCTTCCTTCTGCCTTCTTCGCTGTTGACATTTATTTTATGGTGAACTCTTGTGTATACTTTCCCACCTGGTTGCTTAGGCTTCTCTTTGTAAACATAAGCTAGGTATGGAAAAGTAGTTGGCTCTTCTGTTCCACATGAGTGATTCTCGGTTAGATACTTAGATATATTCTCTATGGGTTGTCCGTCTTCGGTCTCGAATGCACCTTTAGCGTTAATACCCGCTGTTACACCTAGCACATCAAAGAAGTGGTATAGGCGATTAAGTACTGAGCCACCTGTTACGGAGCCATCTGGGTCTCTATCTAATGAGCCAGCTAATCTAATCGTTTTTGTGTAATCACTGCCTTTTTGTTGGACTTCGACTTCTAGATAGACATCAGCCCAATCAAAGTTTTCACTTTTATCTCTAAATGATAGTACTGCTATATCGCAAATACCATAATAATTGCTTGTTTCGTTACTACTTTTACCTTTAGGTCTTATAATACCCATTTATTTCTCCTTTTTGTATATTTCGCTCCAATCAAAGTCAATAATTTGACCTTTTAGATGCTCACATCTACTGCCAGCTTCTACAGCTTCGTTTGCTTTGAATGAAATCATTAGTTTATCTTCTTCTCTATGAACATAGCCAATAGCATCACAATCTGACATTATCATGTTTTTTAGTTTACCTGTAATATCTAAGCTTTCAGGTTCTACTATTGCTTTGCCGTCTACGATTGCTCTTGCTACTTTTCTATGCCCTATTACAATTAAATGGTCTACACAGCTTTTTAAATTGTGTATAGTTCCCATTACTTTTTCTCTTGTCAAGGCATAACCCTTACCAAATGATAAGTCAGCTATAGAAGGTACTTCATACTCTCGACATACGGCTTTCTCAGCCCAGTCTACCACCTTGTCTATAGTATCTATAGCAAAGTATTTGTAATCATGTCCATCTTTAGCTTCTTTAACAAGGTTTATAAGTTCTTGCCTATTGTTTACTTTTTCGATGTAGCCTTCTACCATGCTACTACCGTTTTCAGTATCGATAATCAAGCAATTATCAAGTTTGCTTAGCATAGTTGTCTTGCCGACCTTGGGTGGTCCGTACAATAACATTATGCCTGGATTTATCGACACGGGTTTTGTTTTCACTTTTTTCAGTGCCATTATCTTTTACCTCTGTTATTTTATTTACTGGAAACTCTCTACCGAAGGATAGAGGTGCCAACGACTGCCTAATATACTGCCAATAGGACCTATTATGCAAGACATTAAATAATTGACTTGCACCTAATCCTGCAACTACATTTGCAGTAAAGATTGTATGCTTTGCTGTGCATGCCTCATCTGATATTTTGCTACTTGGTTGCCATGTTTTTGCAAAATTATCATTATCTTTATCTACTGAAATAACTTCCATTGTTAACGCACCCATACGCATATCGATTAGAGCTTTTCTATTAGTATTTCTCTTCCAATCCATATGGACATCTAACCTTGTCTCCATGTTATCTGGAGTTAATAGTACTATATTAGATAGATAATCTCCTGGTTCCCATCTTTTGTCATTCATTGTTATGTCTGGTTTTTCACCATACATCCAAATCATATCTGCAGCACATTTAACTTTCTTTTGTCCTAAAAGACTTGGAGGATAAGCTGTTGTGCTTAAATTATGTTCTTCCAGTTTGTCATCATCCCAAATGTGAAACTTATTAAATCCCATTTGAGCTAACATAGTAACAAGGGCTGATGCTATTCCACCAGCCCCTATTATAGTTACTTCATCTAGTAAAGATTGATTAATGAGGTCTTTATTTCTAAGATATCTAAGCATTATATAATCCCGAAATGGTCTTTTTCAAATGCTTCCCATTTCTTTTTAGCTTTACTATATTTTTTCTTAGTCATCTTACCTGCTTGATAGAGCTTTTCTGCAGTTTCCATTTTCTCATACTCACTGTTGTACTCTATTTCGCCTGGGTCATGCCATATTTTACCCCAACCGTCATATCTAGTCTTTGCGTTTTGATTTCCCCATAGACTAGCTTGGTTATTGTAGTAGCCTACCCCAGTCACTACTTTAGGTCTCTTCTTAGCTGCTTTCTCTATTTTATCAGCCTGTTCTACCCATACAGCTTCTGGTTCTACATCAGGTGTTTGCACATTTACTTCACCATCTACTAGGTGTACTTCCCCAAACTGGTCTTCATATGACCATTTAAAGGCATGTTTTTCTTTAGTATGTGCTACTACCAATGATGGATAACCTACTCTATTTGCACCCTCTTTGAGCTCTGTATCATCTGTTCCACTGTGAAATGCACCCATTCCATGATGAGAGTGTATAATTCCTTGATAACAGCCTGTTATATCGACTGTTTTCTGTACTTCTTTCATTATCTTTAGCAAATCTTTACCCTTGAACTCTGTAGCACTATGACTACCTAGGTCTATTGGTATAAAATATACTAAGTTCCATGTATCTTCTTCTAGCTTGTACCACGCTGGTCCTGACCATTCTGTACTAGGAAAGCGTGTCAAAAGATAGTTGATTTGATTCTGGAGTTGGTTTGGTATGTTTAAGTCCATTTTGGATTCTCCTCTTTTGTTTATCAATTGCAATTAATATTTTTCTACTAAAAGCGTCTTTATATGCCATTACTTCTGGATATAACTTGTCAATCTTAAGTATAGCCTTTTCTTTTCTCTCATCATAATCGTCTTGAGGTATAAGAAATTCATCTATACTTTTAAATTTGTCGATATATTTCCAAAAGTCATTACATCGCATATCTCTCATACTATACATTGCCTCATCATCTGTTGGATAAAGAAGCTTGTATATACTATACGCTTTATCTTGTAAGTTTCCTGCAGTTCTAAGTGTTTCATCAGGCATTAACGAAGCTCCTCTTCCATAACCTATACTATACTTTAAAGTGTCACCGTCTATACATATTTCTCGTATATCTTCCCATGCTACTTTATAGTCATAGTTCTTTTCATCGAAGGCTATAGAGTTACTGCTTAGTCCTAATGCGTGACGCATTAACAACGCATAAGCTTGATAATATCCTATATCAAACTTGTGTTCTACCAATCTAACTTTATGAACTATTTCAGAGTGATAAGCCATAAATCCAGTATTCCATTCAAATGTACTATTGTAAAAGCTGCATTCATGAGGTTTTAGTTCTATTCGCTCTATATTATCTGTGTATTTCTCATTATAAAGCTTATTTAGCTCCATGTATGCATCATCATCTGTACTTGGCTGTGATTCTGGATTATCTCTAAAGGCTTGATTGTAATAGTCACTCCAACTGAGGTGATTAGCAGGATACTCTTTTAATAACTCTATAGGTAATGTGCGTATCTTAATTGGCCTAAACTCACTATGTCTTAGATATACACTTCTACCATAATATGAATTTAGATATGTTTTAATATTACTTAACACACCTACCATATTAAAGTGTCCTGCAGCGTTCTTAATAACACCATCATAACTACCTAAACAAGGATTTGGTCCTGCTATATGAGGGTGGGGATAAGTTGACCCACCAAATATAAGGTAACCTTCCTCGTTAGGCATTGCTTGATAAATTTTAAGGACAAACTTATCTATACCGTACTTTTGTATCCAACAATAATAGTCGCCTAAATTGCAATATGTCCGAACACGCACTCTTACATTTGGTATCTTTACGATAAAACCTGGGCATCTACCCAATAGAGTTGTTCCACATATTTCATATTTATTTGCTATTATTTTAGCCTGATTTGCTAATTCATCTATATTTACAGGCTTTGGATACCTACTATTCATTATTTCCATACCTTCTTCTTCACCATATTCTCCTACATATGCATCAGTTTGATAATTTCTAGCTCTGATGTATTCTTTCTTCATGTCCTCGAATACGCCTTGAATAATAGGTAATGGCTTCTCTTCTACTACACAGCTATAACCTTTTATACTACCAGTTTTGATTATAGTGTCTACGTCTTTGAATGTATATTCCATTTCGTATTTCCTTGTCGTTATGAAAAAGAGAGAATGCCCCTAGCATAGCCATCGGACTTACATCTCTCTTCTTCAATTGCTCACTTAACTTACACTGTTGGTGCTAGCTCTGCTACTAAGTAGCTTTGGCTTGGACTCAGTTAGTGTGTTATGCTACAATACCAGATTTATTAGACTTCCTAACTATTTGCACAGTATCGCCTTGAGCAAGTACTGTACCAGGTCTAGCAGGTTTGTCTTGTCCATTAACATCATAGATGTCAATAGATGCTTCAGTCATTGCAATACCTTCTGCTGTTAATACATCGCCAAGTGTTGCGTAGTCTGAAGATTTTGTTAGAATATTACCGTTTTTGTATGATGAGAGGTTAATCTCAGGGTTTGAATTAGCCATGACTATTCGTCTCCTTCTGTTTTGTTTTCTGGTTCACTTGTCTTAGTTGAGTCAGCAGGAGTTTCTTTGATTAGAATCTCTTCTGCTTTCTCTATTGTTGGTAATGATGGAAGCAATTCCTTAAGCTCTTCTACTTCTTGCTTGATTTCTTCTGCTTTTTCTTCAATTACCTGCTCTACTGCTTCTACTTTTTCTTTTACTTCCTCTTTTACCTGTTCTGGATTAGGAAATGATAGCACTTCTATTGTTGATTCTTCTTTGCTATAATCTCTACCCCAAAATACTACACTTACAATTATTGCTGTTGTTATTGCGATTGACGCTATTAGTGTTTTAGTTTCTTGCATTACTTTTTCTCCTGTTTTATTTCTATGAAAGGCTCTATAAACTCGTAAACCCTGTGTCTACCAGCTATTTGAGCCATGTGTTTTATGTCATTTTCTAAGTCACGCTTACCACATCGTGCTTTTCTACATACTTTGTCAATGTGGCTTTCTTTTATTTCTATATGATATCTGATTGCTATTCTCTTCATTCCCAATCCTCCTCATAAAGGTCTTCCCATGCATAATAGTCGTGGTCACATGTATATCTTTGTGTTGCACAACCATAGCAATTCTCTATTTCTTCTTTAGGTATTTTTTTCGCTATCTTTGGCATAATAGTCCCCCGTGAATATTTTAGTTACTGTATCTACAAAGTTTTGTGATGTAATTTCGCCATCCCATGCTTTATCAAGATGTTTTTCTATATCTTTCATAGCAATATAGTCTACGTCTTTATCATCAATTTCTTCTTGAGCTTTTATGTGAGCTTCGCCCTCTAATAATAATTCATTTTTAGAGAATTGTAGCTCTTCATTAAGTCTTCTAAGCTTTTCTTCAAGAATAATAATAGTATCTACTAGTACATATTTATCTTCTTGAAATAATTCTTTTTGCCTACTTGTTAGTCTTGTCATACTTTTCGTTCTCCTTTTCTATAATTAATAGAATGAATGGTTTTATTATTAACCATAAGATTATAAATAACGCTAATAAGCATATCATTGTTCCCATAATTACCTCATTTTAATTGAAAGTTATAAAGAGAGAACTATACGGTGTACACCTAGAGTCCTGTATGTCACTTTTATTGTGAATGCTCTGTCTCTCTGGACATATAATTCTCTCTTTAATTTTACAACTTATGATACATAGCTATAAGCTCACTTGTCTTTTTCTTCTTGAATTTAGACACAGGCTCATCAGGCCAGCGTTTGCTAGCCCAATCAACCCATTGTCTTTTGTTCCAAGCAGGTGTAAATGCTTGTTGCCTAAACATTAGGCTCTAGCTATAGCTAAGTTAACAGCTTCCTTGAAACTATTAACTGTAAAAACTTCTCTTACCTGCTTTGGTTTAGTACGAGAAGATACTGTCACTACTAATCCACCTAGATACTTTTTTACTTTTGGCTCACTCATATTAGCTACCATTCCTTTGCTGTTATTTACAGCTTTATTTAAACTTTACACAATATATACCTATGTGTATGATATATATTAATAAAAGAGATACAGAGCCTAGATATTACTCTAGACTCCATATCTCATAGCTATCTATGCAAAGATATCAGAAGCTTTATCGTAGCTTGTTCTAACATCTTCGCCAATGTAGATATAGTCAGCTTGTACTTCCTTTGTGACCAATCTACTAAGCTCTTTATCCCAGACTTTGAATCTGTCGCCTTGCTTTCTATGGTTTACGCTGATACCATTAGATTCGGCAGATTCAAGCATAGTCTGGAAAGTTTCATCAGACATCAACTCATCATATCTTATATCTCTGAAGGTTGCTCCAATAACTTTACCATCTTTAAAGGTTTTCTTCAGAGACTTATTATTATCCCAATAACCCATAACTACGCTTACCATTTCTAACATTACATCTTTCATTTCGTAACTCCTTTTATTTATAAATTAAAAAACAAATACTAATCCTGCAAGACCGAGGGGGATGACATCAGGTAGTCTAGCTTAGTTTTAAGGGCAAACGATAACCTAGACTAGCTTTCAACAGCGGGAACCCCCATAGGCCCTTAAAACCAAGCGGTACTACCTAATGTATATCTAGTGTACCCATTCTCGTTATATTTTTTAGAAAGTGGGGGAGAGGTACTTCCTTATTTCCTTTTTGTGGGTGAAGTATACTTCCTTATCTTCCTTTTCTTCCTTTTCTCGACGAGAGACAAGTTTAGGGAAAGAAAGTGCTTGTTTTTCTCATTTATTTGATTATATTCTTAGTCTATATAGACTAGGCTATAGGCTAGTGTAGTCAGTGTATATACAGTTACAACTAAAATAAACATACACTTTCCTTAGACTAAGCCCTTAGTGATAGTCCCCATAAAAATATTTTTGAAAAAAATTTTTGGAAATTGGTTTTATTGTTGTATATTTAGCACTATATGCCAAACAAGAAAGCAAAACAACGTAAACAAGATAGAAAGAGGGCTAACAAGGCTATTAAAGCCTATAAACGAGCTAAAAAAAGGAGAAGCTAATGGCTTTTATGTCAGAATATGAAGATTTAGTACCATCAAGTTTAAATATGGGACCAACACCAGTACCAAGACCTAGTGCAAATACTATGAACAGAGGTGCATTTGCTACTCAAAGCAATCCCTATGGTCCTTACATGGATGATTTTATGGATTCACCAATGGGTCAAGATATGGCTCCATGGTTAAGAAAAATGCTTATGGGTGGTGAAAGAATGTTGCCACAATCACCTCCAGCTATGGATAAAAACTATGAAATAGCTGGTGCAGGACAAGGTCTTGGTGGTTTATTAGGACAGTCTTTAAGTGGTGGTATGTATTAATGGCTATGGGAGATAGATTTGTCCAAAAAGATTGGCGTGATGTATACGATTTAGACAAAGGTGGCTTTCAAAAAGGCTCGTGGTATCCTTTTAGAAATATCTCTAGATGGATGGATATGCTTGATAAGAGAGATACTTACAATGTTTCTACAGAATATGACGCTCCACAAGACATGAATCAACAATTAACTGATTTAGCTTCTCAAACAGCTAGCAATGTTGGCTCTAATACCCTTTCTTCTTTTATAGAAGATTCAGATGGTGGAGCAAGTGACATGTTTTACTCTGGTATATCGTCAGCACCTACTCAAGAAGCAGTAGATATGGCTAGATTGCAAAATCCTGATTTAACAGGTGGTGCTTATGGTTTAGATATGAAGACTGCAGAGTTAATGCAGGATGACCCTTATGTTCCAGGAGGAGACCAGTTTTCTCTTATTGATGAAACAGCTTATACTGACTTACAAGGTAACCCCATTTATGACTCTGGTGCTCAAACAATACAAACTGACAGATGGTATCCAGGTAAAGGAGTTAAAAACATATTTAGCATGCTTGCAGGACAGCAACCTTTTTCTAATCCTTTTACAACAATGGAAACATTTGAGTCAAATACACCTAATACTAGGTTAGACCAGTTGGTTAACAGTATAAATATACCTGGTGTAGAAAATCAAATGTACGAAGAAGATTATAGCAACCCAAATATGTCAGATTATAACGGAGGATATTAATGGCAGCAGCAGTAATAGCAAGATTATTACAAGCAGGTACTAAACAAAGTCAAAAAGCAGCCGCAGCATTACTTAGGATGTTAAAGAAATCAAATACAAGTGACTTAAGCAGGGATATGCTTAACCCATTGTCAAAATTTAAAGCTACATCAGCTACCCCTGGTGTGCCTATGGAAAGAGCTAGAGCTCTTGCCAGCGTTAAAGAAGCTGCTAGTCATGGTTTTCCTAAAGGTGTTAAGAATACACCAGGAGGAATGAAAACTCGCAGAGGTCTAAGAGAGTTACAGTCTCTTGAAAGAACAGCAGAAAGAAGCTATAACTTTCCACGCAAAGATTTTAAGCCAACATCATTTAGACAGTTTAAAAGGGGCACAAGAAGGAAAAACGCTAGAAAGCTTGATGAGTTAAGAAAATACGTTGACTTTCTTAGTAGAGGCGGAGCTGGATAAAAATGTTCTTTAATGAAGGACCTACACAAGATGCATTAGTCAATGAAATTCAAACCAATGAATGGGCTATGCATGACCCTTACGATATAGCACATAAATTTATAAGCTTTGAAGAAGACCAAACAGGCAAATATTACGATAAAGATAGTGATAGCTATATTGCTTATGATGACCCAGTAAGGCCAGGAGTAGCAACTGTAGGTCCTGGTTTAACAGGCTTAGTAGGTGGCAATCCTATTGTTGTTGGTCAAAACTATCCTTCTAGTACAATAGCTCCAGAATTTAAAAAAAGATTAGAAACAGATTATAAAAGACTAGATAGAGCTTTAGATGGAGCTTTTAGTGGTCAAATGTTTAATCCAAACCAACAAGCATCAATAATGTCATTGCTTTATAATGTAGGATATGGTAATTTAAAAGGTACTAAAGCTTTTGATGCATTAAAAAGTGGAGACCTAGATATGTTTAAAGAAGAAGCTTTTGGTCCTACAGGATTTAATAAGGCAAGCGGAGAGTTTGTACAAGGCCTTCAAAATAGAAGAGATGCAGAAAGAGCATTGTTTGATACACCTGTAAGGTAATAAATGTATACTATTACAATAAAACACAAAGACATAGGAGCTAAAACCTATGAAATCTACACAGAAGAAGAAGCCAATAAAGAAGGACTTGAATATAGTCATTGGAAAGATGCACGAGAAGGAGAATGGGCATTATCTGACGATGGTTTCGTATCAAAAGTTATTAAAAGAAAATCGTATAAAGGAACTGATAAAATCGATAATGTCTACCTCAGATTTGCCTGGGGATATACTTTTTACAATCCAGGAAGAGGAGGAGGAACTTTAAAAGTAAAAGGACGTAAGTCGAATACTACGATGACAGGCAAAAGACCAATCGAGGTCAAAGCTAAACAAAAGAAAATGCAGAACCTAGCTATGGTATATGCACAGACTATGGATACTGATGATACTATAGCAAGAGTATGCGGAGACGTTAGTCCTAATGAAGATAGAAGGATTAAACGATACATGAGAACGGAGGTTTTTAAAGGAATGGTTAGAGACGAATTAAGTAAATTGCTTTCAGAGCATGGTTTAACCGAAAACTATACTCTTGATTTATTAGAAAAAACAATAACCATGGCTAGTAATAAAGGCGATGTGACTAATCTTATGAGAGCAATAGAGAATTTGCAAGATATGCATGGTATGAAAGACAAGCATCTTGTTAAGACAACAGATACATTAGAGGCTACTTCTACTGTTAAGCTTATTGATGAGCTTAGAGAAGAAGAGCAAAAATTAATGGCAACTAGAACAAGTATAAAAGAGGAGGAATAATGCCTACAGTAAACGGAAAGAAATATGCTTATACACCTAAAGGTAAAGCAGCAGCAAAGAAAGCAAAAGCTAAAATGATGAAAAGCACTAATAAGATGAAAAGTGTTAATAAAAAAGGTTTGAAAAAGAGAACTTCTTACGGTGGCTAGTCCAACACCTAAAAATAAATCATTGTACGCAAAAGTAAAAGCTTTAGCTAAAAGCAAGTTTAAAACTTGGCCTTCTGCCTATGGAAGTGCTTGGTTAGTTAAAGAGTATAAAAGGCGTGGAGGTAAATATTAATGGCAAAAACAGGATTAAAAAAGTGGTTTGCTGAAGATTGGAGAGATGTCAAAACAGGTAAGAAATGTGGTCGGAGTGGGAAAAAGGACGCTAATAGACCTTATCCAGCTTGCAGACCTGCTGCTGTAGCTAGTCGTATTCCAAAAAGAGAAGCTTATAAAAAGACTGGACCACATCATGTTAAATGGTCTGTTACTGCCTCAGGTAAAAGGAGAAAGAAAGATGGCTAGTCCAGCATGGCAACGAAAAGAAGGTAAGAGCCCTAGTGGAGGGTTAAATGCTAAAGGCAGAGCATCTTATAAAGGTGGTACATTAAAAGCACCCGTTACTCAAAAAAATCCTAAAGGAAAAGCTAAGGCTAGAAGAAAAAGCTTCTGTGCTAGGATGTGTGGAATGAAAAAAAGACTTACTAGTGCTAAAACAGCAAATGACCCTAATAGCAGAATAAACAAAGCTTTGCGTAAATGGAATTGTAATTGCGGGAAAGAAAGGGCAAAAAGCTTAAGTAAGTAATGGATTACGAAGCTCAGCACGAAGAATTACGTGCTTTACAAAAATTACGGAACAATATGGCGTTGTTTGGAAGGTACTGCTTCCCGACTGCCCTCCGTAAGCATACACCCCCGTTCCACCACGAAGTGTATTCTGCTTTAGCTGACGACGACGAAAAGAGAGTGTTAATAGCTGCCCCTAGGGGAACGGCTAAGAGCACTGTTACCACTCTCATTTATCCTTTATGGAGACTGGCTTTTAAAAGAAGTGATGAAGATATGTTTATGGTTATTATATCAGAATCACAAGCTCAGTCAATAAACTTCCTGTCAAGAATTAAATATCACTTAACTCATAGTAAAAACTTTAAGAAGACATTTGGAGATATGGGGCCTAATACTGCTCAGAGATGGACTCATACAGATGTAGTACTAGCTAATGGAACTCGTATCATAGCAGTAGGTACAGGTCAAAGAGTTAGGGGATTTATCGAAGGAGATACTCGTCCTAACCTTATTATAGTAGACGACTTTGAGTCAGAACTTAATGCATTTACTCCAGAAGCTAGAGCTAAGAATAGAAAGTGGATGACAGAGGCAGTTATTCCGTCATTATCTGATGACGGTAAGATATGCATGATTGGTACAGTAATATCTGAAGACTGTTTCTTATATTGGGCTAAAGAATCGGAAACATGGAAAGTATTATGGTTTTCTATATGGGACGAGAATAAGAAAAGTATATGGCCAGAAAGATTTCCTAAAAGCAGGATACTAGGAATAAGAAAGGAGTTTGAATCAGTAGGTAACTTAAACGGATTTTTCCAAGAGTATATGAATATAGCACAGTCTCCTGACAATGCTCCGTTTAAACCTGAGTGGGTAAAAATGCACCATTACGATTACGAGAGAATCGATGGTCAAAACTGTTTAACAAGGACTATAGACGATGAAAAAAAGATTATACCAGTTGATATCTATTGTGGTGTTGACCCTGCCAGTTCTCTTTCTTCTAGGGCTGACTTTTTTGTTGTGGCTACTATTGGCGTTGATTCTGACAATAATAAGTACGTTATCGATATTTATAGAAACCGTATATCGCCAGCTGAACAGCCTCAAATCTTAATTGATAAGTTTAAAAAGTACAGACCAAGAAGAATGAAAGTAGAGACTGTTGGATATCAAGAAGCACTAAGAGTAGCTGTAAGAGATTTAATGAGAGAAGAGAATTTATACATACCAGGATTAGAGTCAGGTGTAAAACCTAGAAACTCTAAAAGCGAAAGACTTATGTCCCTAGTTCCAATGTTTGCAAGAAAACAATTTCACTTTAGACCTGAGGATATAGATGCTCAACAAGAGTTCTTATCTTACCCTAAAGGAAAGCATGATGACATTATGGATGCAGTATGGACTGCACTAGATAGACACAAGCCTTGTAGAGTAAAAACTTTTGAAGAAAATGCCAAAGATACCAGTCTAACGAAAAAAGTGTTGGATTGGATGACAATGTAACGTATATTAGGGATAAAAATTATGCCAGGAAAAGATACACCATATAATGACAATAATACAAAGCCAGTTCACGACGAGCGTGACTTTGTTAATGAAACGATAGACATATACCAAAGATACTCTAAGAAAAGAGATGATTGGGCTGTTGAAGCTAAAGAAGATAGAGAGTTTAGACTAGGTAAGCAGTGGACTACAGAACAAGCTGATGTTTTAAAGAAAAGAGGTCAGGCACCTATCGTTGTAAATCGTATACACCCTGCAGTAGAAACTGCTAAGGCAATGATTACAGCAAACAGACCATCTTTTAGAGTTGCCCCTAGAGAAGACTCAGATAAAAAAGTAGCAAATGTTGTAAGCTCTTTGCTTTCGTATATGTATGATATATCTGATGGTAGAAGTATTATAAGAAAAGTAGTTGATGACTACTATGTTATGGGACTTGGCTTTATACAAGTTTATCAAGACCCTATGAAAGATATGGGTAAAGGTGAAGTATGTATGCACGACCTAGACCCGTTAGATGTATATGTTGACCCTAATAGTCAGCATAAGTTTTTTGACGATGCAGAAAATATTATAGTATCTAGATTATTTACTAAAGACCAGGCTAAAAAGCTATATCCTATGTATAAAAAAGATATAGAAGATTCTAATAGCGAACAAGACTGGAATGCTCCAGAAACTGGTAGAAACTTTGATGGTAAGGTACATTTTCCAGAAGATGTAGGTACTTTAGACAATACTAATTATGTTAGAGGTTATGAAAGGTATTATAAAAAACATGTAAAAGAATACAGAGTTTATGAGAACTTTTCAAACAAAGAAGATGTTTTAAACGATGAAGAGTTTGCTCAATATGTACAAAGACCAGCTTGGATTATACAAGGTCAAATTGTACCAGATGAAAGACAAGCTCAAGCTATAGTAAAGCAACTACAAGAACAAGAAGAGCTTAGGCAAATGCAAGAACAAATGCAAGCTAAAGCTGAAATGGAAAGGATTGGGTTAGATGCTAGTGCACAGCTACCACAGCCATCTAAAAAAGAAATACAAGTTCAAGAAGTAACTTTTGCAGATTTAATAGAACAAGGTGCTATAGAAATGGTGCAAGTTTTAATGTGCAGAGTTCATCAATGTGTAGTAATAGGCGATAAGCTTTTATATAAACGTGTTTTACCTATAGAGCAATACCCTATAGTACCGTTTATCAACATACATACTAGAACACCTTATCCAGTTAGCGATGTAAGGCTTGTTAAAGGTATGCAAGAATATATAAATAAAACAAGGTCATTAATAATAGCACATGCAACCACTAGTACAAATACAAAAATACTTGTTCCAGAAGGTAGTGTTGATATGGCTGAGTTTGAACAAAAATGGGCTCAACCTGGTGTGGCAATTTCTTACGACCCGACCGATGGTGCTCCCATGGCTGTACAACCATCTCCATTACCTAACGAGCTTTATCAAAATGAAATGACAGCCAAGAATGATATAGACCATCAGTTAGGTATATATGAAATGATGCAGGGTAATACAGCTTCTGCACCTCAGACTTACAAGGCTACCATAAGTCTTGATGAGTTTGGTCAAAGAAAAATTAAATCTAAATTAGCTGACATAGAAGCTGGTTTAACAAGAGTAGCTCAAGTAGCTATTCCATTAATGCAGCAATTATATAGTACTAAAAAAGTATTTAGAGTTGTTCAACCAAATAACTCTATAAATGATTATGTGATTAATCAAAGATTAGTTGATGATAAAACTAATGAGATAAAGATATTTAACGATATTACTGTTGGTAAGTACGACGTTATATGCGTAGCAGGTTCAACACTTCCGTCTAATAGATATGCGGAACTTGAATTTTACAAAGACGCATTCTCGATGGGACTTATTGATAGACAAGAGGTCTTGAAGAAAACTGAAGTGTTTGATGCTGAGGGTGTTCAACAAAGAATGGATACTATTGCAAAACTCAATCAAGCATTACAAGGTGCTCAACAAGAAATCAAAAAACTTAAAGGTGACTTGCAAACCAGAGATAGAGAAGCTATCAACTTACGCAAAAAAGCTGAGGTTGAGAAGTTCAAGGCAGACCTTGATAAGCTTTCTAATAAATCATCTGCTGCAAGCTCTTTATACGAAAAGCGATTGGATGACGTTCTTGCTGGCGTTAAAAAGCAAGTAACAGATTCAATGAAAGAAGACAAAACAACAGCTTTACCCTCCAAGAGAGGCAAGCAAAAAAAACAGGAGAAATAAATGATAGATAATCAAGGAACAGACACCCCTCAAAGTGCAAATAGTATGTTTGACGAAAGTGTATTTACAGATGCACCTCAAGCAGAAACGCCAGAGAGCTCTGCAGATAATACATTAACTCCAACTGATGCGTTTACAGAACCATCTGGAGAAGAGGCCCCACAAGAGGCACCCTCGCAGGAACAACCTAAGCCGTTAGAGAATAAAAATGATGATACTAGATATCAATATTGGCAGTCTCAAGCAGCTAAGAGAGATAATGAACTAAAACAGACTCAAGCTCAGCTACAGCAAATGCAGCAAATGATTCAGCAAAATGTAGCTCAACAGCCTCAAGAGCCTGTCGAAGAGTTTCCTCCGCCTCCAGAAAGACCTGTTAAACCACGAACCTTCAATAGGCAAGAAGCTTATGAAGACCCTAACAGTGAATCTGCTAGGTACCTAGACGATATTGATGAATGGAGAGATAATGTCGATGAGTATAATCAGCTGAAAGGTGAGTATGACAATGCAATTGTTCAAGAACGAATGCAAAAAATGGAAGAACAGAGAACTCAGGCAGAAAGAGTTAGGCAAGCTAGAATGCAGCAAGCCAGACAACTTGAGTCTGTTTCTCAACATGTTCAAAGTCAATACGGCATGACACCTGAAGAAACTCAAGGTTTTATCGAAACTATGTCAAATCCATCGTCTATAACAGTAGATAATCTAGTTCAGTTGTATCGTATGCAGAAAGGAATTGGAGCTACAGCACCTGCTCAAGGGCAGACTGCTCAACCTTCATCTACTTTCCAGCAAACACAAAGAGCACAAGCTGTGCCGTCTCCTATGGGAGTTCAGCCTACAGCAAACAATGCTGCTCAAAGTATGGACCCAGCTGATAAGATTATGGATAATATGATATCGGATTTTAAAAGTAAAAATCCTTGGTAAACATCCCGTATGGGGCACTTATCTTGAAGGCGAAAGCAGTTGATAGATTGAGTGTTAATTAGGAGAGGTCTAAAATGGCTAATTTTACAAGTATTAGCGGTGGAGCCGCTGGTTCAGGCGTTTCTTTAGACAATAACCGTAGAGTCTTTAATTTTGGGGATAGAGTTGCAGAACTCGCTCCTCAACAGTCTCCATTTTTTGTATATCTATCAAAAGTTGCAAAAAAGGCGACAAATGACCCTGTGTTTAAGTTTTTAGAACAACGTCATCAATGGCAAAGAAGAAATTTCTTTGTATCAACAGGTGAAGATTGGGACCCAGGTACAGTAAGTGCAGGAAATGCAGTTGGTGCTGGAACTGATTTGCACATTTCATGTAATTACACAAAAGATGGTAAAATATCTTCATCAGAAGAAGAATGTTTTTTCATCGTCCCAGGACAAGTTCTTGCTATCTATTCAGATGGTGATAGCAAAGTTTATCGATTTAAAATCGATGAAGATGCGTCTGTAACAACTAATGATAATACAGCAGCAGGTGATGGTAAATTTATCAATCACGATGCTACTGGTGGTCATACAGAGATTACAGGTGAGTCTTTAATCGCTATCGATGCTGTTGCTTCTGGTGCAGATATGAATGCTGGTCAAAAAGGTCAGGTAATTGGTACTGCATGGACAGAGGGAACTGATAGTCCTGTTGGTTGGGAAGATATCATGTCTGACTCTGAAGGATACTGTCAGATATTTAAAACTGGCATGAATATCTTTTCTGGTACAGCTCTTGCAACAGAGTACAGAGGTGTTCAGAATGAGTTTCAAAGAATCTGGCAAGGTAAACTAATGGAGCATAAAATGGACATGGAGCAAGCTTTCTTGTTTGGTCTAGGAAATGCTACTGCTGGTGCTACTGCTGCTAGATATACTCATGGAATACTTCCTTATACAGAAGCTAATGGTAAAGTTTATAATATGACTTATGCCTCTTCTGGATATGACGCTATCTTAGATGCAATGGAAGATTTCTTTGCACCTGAAGGTGGAAACTCTGGCAACAAGTTAGTACTAGCTTCAAGAAAAGTAATTACTTACTTAAATAAATTAGGTAGTGGTTCTTTCATGAACAATTCAATTGGTTCATCTCAATACAAGTTAGATGTAACTAATATCCCTGGTGCTTTCGGGCATAGCGTGACAATGGTAAATACTATATTTGGTAATTTACACTTTGTTGCTGAGCCTCTATTAAGAGGACCATGGGAAGACTACTGTGTAGCTGTAGATATGAAAAATGTAGCTTACAGACCACTAGTTGGTAATGGTGTAAGTAGGGATACTTTCATTGAAACTAATGTTCAGAATCCAGGAGTTGATGGTAGACAAGACCAAGTTATTACTGAAGCTGGTCTTGAAATAAGCTTACCAGAAACTCATGCTGTTCTGAAGTTTAGTTAAGGAGGTATCTTATGGCATTTACATACGCAAAAGAAGATGGTTACATTAAAGCTACGGAAACTATTACTGTTGCTGCTAATTCTAGTGGTGGTGCTGTAGAAACATCTGGAAGTTCGCTTCCTTGTACTGGAGCTAAGATAGTTTTAGCTCAGGCAGATGAAGATACAAACATTACAGCTAAAGTTCAGTATACAATGGATTCTGGGCAAGATGTGACTGTTGGCGGAGTAGGTGCAGACCCTTCGGCTGCATTATCTTCTAGTTCGCAAACTTGGTATGATGCCAAGGCGACAGAGGGTAACGCAGAAACTGGCTTAACAGCAGATGACACTCTTGAAGCATTTTTGTTACCAAAGAATGCACAATACGTCAAGATTGTTATGATAGCTGCTAATGGCTATGGTGGAGGCTCTGAAGCTACCGAGCTTTGGCTTGATGGAGTTAAATCTGATTTAGGATTTAGCATAAGCGGTATTGGTACCGACCCATCATAATAAGTGGTAAGATAATCGTAAGGGGGCTTCGGTCCCCTTACATTAATTTAATGGAGAAAAAATGAGTGATTTAACAATAACAAATGCTGGAGTATCAGTTACTCCAAAAAGAGCTGGAAACTCAGTTTCTAAAAATAAATATAATATTATTACAGTAACACCAACAGTAAGTACGGATGCTTATGCCGTAGACGATGTACTGTTTACAGGTTGCGAAATACCTAATGCAGTTTTAGGAGAAGGTGGTGTGTCAAAGCTAGTTCATATGTATGTCTTAGATACAGACGACCAAGCTGCTTCTGAGCAAGATGATGTATTGTATTTCTTTACAGAAAAAAGTACAGCTTTTGGAACGATAAATGCTTCTGCTGATATAAGTGCTGCCAATATAAAAGCTGCTGGAATATGCGGATATTTACTTCAAGATGGAGACCAAGCTTTTTCTAGTAATGATTTAGATAATGCGACTATTACAAAGGTTTTTAGTGCCTCTGGACCTAATGAGCCTAATAATAATATAACATATTTAAAGGCTGCTCCAGGTTCTACAAGTGTTTATTGTCATGCAATATTGCGAAGCAGTACTACTCCTGATTATGCGAATGCAGATGCATTAAGATTAATATTCCATATTGAGTATTAAATGCCTAAGAAAAAAGTAAAAAAGGTTGTATATTCGAGCAGTATAGGAGTTCCTTATAAAGGCATTAAACCTAATACTAAAAGAAAATTGAACTTAAAAGGGTAAAGTATGGCTGCTACATTAGGACAAAGAATACAAGATTTAGTTGGATTTGATTATTCTAGTAACACTATAAACACAGAAGACGAAGCTATAGAAACAGCTGCGGCTGAAGTATTAGATGCTCTTCCTATAAGTTTGTTACTAAAATACGCTGTTGCTCCTACAGATTTAACATCTGGTAGCCCTACTATGAATACAGAAGGTAAAAAGATTCTTAGAGTAGTTAGGATTGAAGGCAATAACGATAGTGCTATATTTATCCATAGAGTTTGTGAAAAGATAGATATAGATGAATATTTATCAATAACACAAGATACGAACAGTATCTATTACCCAACTGCATTTTCCCCTATATTTACAGAAGACCCAGAAAGTGGAACAACCGTACTAAAAGTATTTCCAGCATTAACTGGAGGAAGTGCAGACACTGTTAATACAGCTAAAGTATGGTATATAACATACCCTATAGGTGCAGATGAAGAAAGTTTATCTGAAACAGCTGGTCTTCCTAACGAAGCAGAACATGCTATAGCTTTAAAAGCAAGCATATATATAATACAAACATTAATAAGCGATGCAGTTCAAGATGATGAGGATGACGAGATACAAGCTATGTTAAATGCTCAATCTCAGTCATTACAAGCAATGTATCAAGCAGAAATGCAAAGATTAACAGGAGACTCAGGAGAGCAAATAGGAGAATAATTTATGGCAATAGCTACAGGAACATTAACAGTAACAATAACAGAGTCACTAGATGTAGGTACTACAGTTATGGATACAGCTACATCTGTAGCAGAAACCTTAACCTGTAATGATATATTTAAAAGGGTTATAACCTGCCCTACATCAGAAATAACTCTATATACAACTCATGCATCAGATGTTGCAGGAAGTCAATTTGACGAAGATAAAATAGCATATGTTAGAGTAACAAACTATGATAGTACTAACTTTGTAACTCTAAGATTAACAGATGCAAATAGTGATGAATTTGTCTATAAGTTAGAAGCTGGAAAGAGCTTTATACTATGGACACATAAGACAGCTATGAGTGCTGCAGATGCAGCAACTGCTGGAGCTGTCAATGCAGATATAACAAGTATGAAAGTCCAGGCAGATACTGGAGCGTGTGATTTAGAAGTATTAATAGCATCGGTAGCGTAAATGAATAGAATAGAATTATTAGAACTAGTAAAACAACATCATGCCCACATGGGAGAAATTGAGATTTTAAAGCTTATAAATAGAGCTATGGATGATTTTACGGCCGAAACAGAGTGTTTAAAGCGATATAAGACTGTAGGCACTACTGTAGCAGGGCAAAGGTATTATCCAGCCGTAGGAGGCGAATTAACAGATACAGCAATAGATGGTAGTAGTGATATCTTAAGAGTGTTAAATGTATGGGTTAATGATGTACTTACTCCTAGGTTAATCTCAAAAGATGAAGCTATGCTTATTGATGATGATGAGCATGAAAGTGCTGATAATGCTTTATCTACCCCTGTTAGCTCTAGCACTGAAAGATATTGGTATCCAATAGATGATAGTGGTGTAAGACTTGGTTTAGTTGAAAAAAGTATAAGAAACACTACAAGAGATGATGTAACAACTGATTTTCAAAGTATATCTACAGCTGGATTACAAATAAGAGCACACTATATATCTAGAGGTACACATTTAGCAGCTAACTCTAGCTCAGGTTCTACTTATATACCAGAAATACCAAGTATGTATCATGAGGCTTTAACATACAAAGCTATAGCTCAAGGATATAAAGACCCTAGAAATCAAAGAGTAGATGTAGCTCAGTACTTTGATAATGAGTATGAGATTGCAGTTAAGAAGGCTAAAAAAAGAGCTAGGAGCAATAACATAACAACAGGGCATTTAGTTCCTCATAATTATTAGGAGATAGTATGGAGAAGAAACTAGAAGAACTTAAGAAACAACAAGCTATAGCTAAAGAGCTGTTTTTAAAGCTACAAGGAGCTATCGAGCTAATAGAAGAGATGATGAAGGAGAAAGATGGCTCAAAAAAAGACAAGTAAAGATTTTGATTTAGATAAGTATAGACAGGAAATGGTTATTAGTTTAGAAGTTCTTAAACATGATGTTAGACATATTAAGGAAACTTTAGTTGACCAAAGAACTTTATTAAGAGAACAGAATGGACGAGTTAGAAAAAACGAAAAGTCTATTTCTAGAATATTTGGTATGGGAAGCGTTATATTTGGCGCATTTAGTGCCTTAATAACATGGTTATTTAACAAATAGGAGAATGAATGAAGATAATAATATCTAAGTTATTAAAGATGGTATTTACTCCAGCAATGAAAAAACAGATGTTTATTGCTTTGGGTGACCACTTAGTAGCGTCAACTAAAAACAAGTTAGATGATAAGATATGGGCAACAGTAAAAAGCAAGATATAAGATTTATAATGCCTAACGATGCTTCGCCACATGGAAATGAGCCTTTGCTTACGATATGTGGCGATTTAGTATGTTTTCCTAATAAACCTGATATGGTTTCTAAATTAGGCATACTAGGGTCAAAAAGATTTGCAACTAAACCAGAGACTTGCCCTTGTTGCAATAGTGAAGCTGTAATGGGTGTTTTAGTACTAGGAGCCTATGAAGACAGCTTAATATGGCAATGTATGAAGTGTGATGAAAGATATCTTAGATTTACTAAAGACAAAACCAATAAGTTCCTCGAATTAGTAAAGGATACATACACTTGCCCAGAAGACTGGGGTTATTACCCTAAAGAGGAATTTAACTAGGAGAAGTATGGCTAGAAAAGGCGTAGTGAAACGTGCTATTGTCACTCCAGATAAGCACTTTCCACTAGCAGACTATACAGCAATAAAAGTGGTCTGTAAGGCAATCGAGTTGGTTAAGCCTAATATTTATATAGATTTAGGCGATACTGGAGAATGGGAAATGTTTAGTAGTCATTATTGGAAAGATAGAGAGAAACCACCTTTGGAGGTTTTGATTCCAATGCTAGACAGAGAAGTTGAATTAGTTAATGAAGGTATGGATATTATAGATGCGTCTTTGGATAAAGCTAAATGCAAACAAAGACATTTTATACAAGGTAACCACGAAGTATGGTTAGACAAGTTTGTAACTAAGCATCCTTACCTACCTCAATATGAAACTAAGAAAGCTTTAAAGTTAAAAGAAAGAAAGTATAAGTATTGGGAATATATTTCTCATAAGAAGTTAAAGATAGGCAAGTTAAACTTTACACACGGTGATTATGTGCCTATACACCATGCTAAAAAGCATTTATCTTCTTATAAAGAGAATATAATGTATGGACATACACATGACCTACAGAGATTTACCGATACTGGCTTAGGAGGAACTCAAAGTGCTTGGAGCATGGGATGCTTAAAAGATATGAGTTCTGATAAGAATAAATGGTTAAGAGGCAACTTGCACAATTGGAACCATGCATTTGCTATAGTAGACTGGTTTGCTAATGGCGATTTCAAGGTTGAAGTAGTAGAGATAATTGATGGGCGAACATCTGTGTGGGGTAAATATATAGATGGTAACTAAAAATGAACGAACAAGAACTACAGAGTCAAGCAGAGGGAATACTAGGGTATATCATGTACTTTATCCTATCTGGTGTAGTACTTCTACTAATGAAGTCGACTATAGAGTCACTGGTAGAGAGTATAAAAGTATTTCTAGGAAAAGACCTGAATACAGACGATGTAGTAATATTGAATGGTCGTCCTGCCAGAATAGTACGAGTGGGCATGTGGAAGACGACATTCTTTGCTTATGATATAGGTATAGCTAATGGTGAGCCTTATGTAAAAGGCGGAACTAAGATACAAATACAAAACGATAAGCTAAAAGACCAGATAATAGAAAAGCCTCTTCAAATGTTAGATTTAAGTAAATGGAAGGAAAAATAATGAAAATAAAAGGTGTAGATGTAAGTAAATTAAGTCCAAGAGAACAAGATGCTATGAAAAGGCATTCAGTTCATCACAGCCCTAATCATATAAAGATAATGATGCAAGCTATTTTGAGCGGAAAAACTTTTACTCAAGCTCATCAAATAGCCATGAAATTAGCAGGAAAATGATAATTAAAAAAGCATTAATAGGACAGATAGAAAGAATTATACAGCAGAAGTTAGGAATGAATCCTGATGCTGCTAAGATTCGTAGATTAGAAACAGAGGTTAGGACTTTGCGTAGCATGTTATATGATTTAAAAAGGAAAATAGAGGATGCCTAGACAGTTAAAAGAAATAAGAAACTTTAATATTGGTAATATATACAATGCAGATACTAGAGAGGTTGCTGATGAAGCTGCTTCATTTTCTAGAGGTATAGATTCTAATGCACCCAATGGTATATTAAGAGGTACTCCTCAAGATAGATATAAAGGTGGTAGTGGAGACTATGCAAAGTATAAAGTTGACACAGGTATAGTAGTAACGACTGCATTTAATAATGTAAATAGTTCTATGGTGTTAAGCGATGTAAGTTCTTTAACTAGAGGAGACTGGATATCAATAGGTGCTTATGCTTGGCAAGTAACAGGAGTAAACTCTGCAACAAAAACTGTTTCTACTGGTACTAGTCGATATGGAACTTTTGATGTAGGCAATCCTGTTGAAATTGCTGTTGATAGTATTGTATATAAAATACCTACTCCTATGGAGTTAGTTGCATATGTAAAAGATGTTGATGAAGATATAGAAAATGTTATCATATTTGACCAAGAAGGAAGTATAAATGGTATAGAAGATATACAAACCCATGAATCAGGAACTCTTGGTGGTGGTATAAATTCAACATTAATTAGTGACGATTTTACAAACTTTCCCTTTTCAATAAATCATTCTGATACAATATCTGCTGTAAGAAAAGGAGCTTCTTACTATATAGGCACTGGGCCTGGTACTAAATCTAAATGGATGGGCAAGGTAGGAGATTTAGCCTTGAAAGCTAAAAAAGGATTTATACTAGAAGATGCAGAGCTTTTATCTCCTGATTTTGGAGCTGGTAATAGTTCTTATGATAAAATAATAACTTACCAGTATACTACTACAGACTCGTCTACCGCTACAACAAAGCTCCCTTTAATTGATAATGAAACAGGTGTATTTCATGTAGCATTTACAAAAGGCGAAGAATACATATATATAATAGATGGAGACTCAGGTTTTGTTAATAGGTCTATAAATATAGGTTTTTCTATTACAGCTATAGCTAAGGTAGTTTCTTGTAAAACTGACGCTAGAGTTTGGCTATATGAGGAAATAGATGATTTAACTAAATTTGCAACAAAACCTGGTAAGATACATTGTTATGAAATATTTGACTTTCAAGATACAAACCCTATTAATTTAAGCAGTAATGCAGAATTTCCTATAGGAATACCTTTAACTTTTAAACATAGTCATGATTGTCATTGGGGGCAAGACCATAATAGCGGTTATCCATCTGAGCCTATATATAATGGTGGTTTGCATAGTAACACTAGTGGAGCCGATTATCCAAATCCAATACCCCAAGTTTCTGATATATTAGAAACAGTAGATAGCTCTGGAAACGGTAAATTATGGATATTAGCTAGCCCTCAAGGGGAGAGTGAAAGAAACGAGTGGTTTAGAACAGCTAATATGTTAGAAGAAGAGCAAATGCTTTTACACAGGTTTATTTGGTGTAGCTATAGCAATATAGATGGAGATTTGCAAGATGGAACTACTGTAACTACTTATTTTAACGATAAATCTATGCCAATGTCTCATATAAATGATATGGCTTCTGCAAGAAATGTTCTTCAATATGACGTAGGCGGTGCAAACCATACAGATGTTACGCATACTAATTTTTTTAAACTCGCAGGAAGAAACACTTCTACTTCTGGGCAAACAGGAGATTCGGCAAGTGCTAATTTTTATATAAGTACAATAAAAAGGTCTGCTCCAGGAGCTTCTGGTGGATATACAGAACCAGCTAGTCCAGATGGAAAACAAAGCTCATCTAAACATCTTATTTTTGAAACAGCAACTGATTTTGATGACGGTGAGGAAAGGTATTTTAGTTTAGTTCATGGTGGAAGTTATTGGTATAGCACCCCATATAGCTCTAATTTTTTCTCTCAGCCCCAATCAAGTGCACCTACTGACCATGCATGTATGAAAGGTACATTTCAGTATGATTTTACAGATTGTAGAACTGGAACTCTTTTTGGACATAATGCAACGGTAAGTTCTAGTATAAGCCTAGCTAATAATGTTTATCAGTTAAACGGTGAAAATAGGTGGGGAAATTTTAAACCAATGCCTTATAGTCTAGTCGATTTATCAGACCTCTATGATGGAGTTGACCATGTTGTTGGTTGTGTTGTAAAAATGAGCGATACTACAAGCCCTGTTTTTTTAGAAGATATGTGGATGACTCATCATGACAATCAAGTTGCTGACACTGCAGCAGACCATGAAGTTACAAAAGGGCTTAGATTAATTGGTATGGCAGGAAAAAGCTTTTTATGGATAACAAATGCAGACATAGCTAATTATGGAGCTCATTACGTTAGAAGTAATTCTTTTGGATATATTGCAACTGGCTCAAACAAAGGAAATGATGCTAATCATTTAGACGATATTCCATTAAGTACATTGGGTTTTGATAAAGCAGATAAAGTAGTTAGGCAAATAAAAGTATTAAGCGACACTATACCTAGTTCTGGCATAACTTCTATTGCAAGAAACACAGCCCTTACTTCTTATAATGGGTTTCAAACATACAACGATAGGGACTCTAGGTTTAGCGGCTTATTTATAACATATAATTCAGTAGATGATGATGGAAATTCAACTGGTACAGTAAAAGGCTTAGCTGTAAGGCTAAACACAACAGTAGAACAAGCAGATACTATTGACAATATTACTAATGCACATGGAAATGAAGTTACTATTATAGATGATGCAGAAACAGGTCTTGCAGGATACGCTAACCACACAGGCACATCTGGAAGTGGTTTTATTATAGGAAATAGTGGCGGTACTGATGCAGATGAGACAAATACTATAAATGAAAATGCAATAGTACAGTCTAATGGAGGAGGTAGCTCGCAAGATGTTACCAACAATAGCAGTTTAACCGTAGAAGCTCTTTCTGGTCATTCAGGCTTACATAGTGGTACACCAGAGGCACCTAATGAAGTATTGCCAAATGGCCCAGGAGTTATATCTTATTTTGATACAAATGGATTTTTTAGAAAAGCATGGTATAATGGCTCTAGTGCAACAACTGTTTCTAATATATTTACAGAAGCAGAACATAGTATTGCAGATAATCAAGCTATAATATTAAGAAGCGAAAGTTTGCAAAAAGGTTTTGTTATACATTCTTACGGCCCCTGGGAAAATGTTTCAGTTTCAGGCCATCCTCCAGAAAACGGTACTATTACTAAATACGGCTATATTTATGCACCTGAAGGGGCAAATGATATGACTCCTACTAATGTTGATGTTGATGATATTAATAATCTTACTGTAGCATATGTTTGGCCAAAAGGAGCTGCAGCTTTAAGCGATGGCACAGGAGCTAGTGATGAAGGCAGAAGAAGTCAATATTTAGCCAGTGATTACTATTTTACTTATTTTAATAAAGGTGGTAAAAATAATATGTATTACGGCAGTTTAACAAGCATAGTTCAGGCAGAATCTGCAAATGATTATGGAAAATTAGATAGTTTTGGGTATGCAACTTTATTTGGACCTAATTTTAGATATAGGCAGTATCTTAATAGATTATATGAATACACTAAAAAAACTAGTGTTGAGTTTGAAAATGGAGAAGCTCATGTTGATGGTGTGGATAACGATGGAGATTACCCTAATTTTCCACCAGAAGTATCTAGGTACTATAAATTGTCTTATGAGTATGATGGATTCCAAGATTCGCCATTAACCACAAGTACTTATGTATATACAAATACTTCTTCATCGGATAAATTTAAAAATATAAAGATAAAAATAAGAATACCGTTTAACCTATCTTCTAGAATATCAGCTGTATTAGTTTGGAGAAGAGGATTAATAGAAAACGATACTACAGGTGAGGCTTATAGAAAAGTTGCTAGATTAAAATTACAAACAGGTGCTGGATGGTCTAAAGTAGATGATGCTTCTGGAGAATATTATGAAAGAGAAATTGTAGATGGATTTGACGGTTCCAATGAAATATATAAAGATTGGTCTGGAATATCTGAAACCGTTGTTAATACAAATGTAAATTATATTATATCTTGTAGTGGAGGCAATAAACTTTATGTAGCAGGTTTTAGACATTCTTTATTACCTGAAGGTAACAACTCATTAGCATGGTCTAAAGAAGGTAAATATAGTCAATTTGACATACAGAATGACAGAATGGACCTAGATGATGATATTACAGCATTAAAATATTACAATGGAGTATTGCTTGTATTTTCATTAAATAAGATTTACAAAATAGATGTTAATACTAATCAGATTATAGATGAAATACAAGGATTTGGCTGTATAAATAAAGATTGTGTTGTAGAAACAGAGTATGGTTTATTTTTTGCAGATAGAAATCATATATACAAATACACAGGAGGTTCTGTAGAAATAATAAGTTATCCAATAGATACGGGCAATAGTCAAAGTTGGACATTACATAATACAGGCTCTCATAAGATAAAAATGTATTTTTCATCTAAATTAAACTTGCTTATGATTGTAACCACATTGGCTTCAGGTACTTCTAGAGTATTTACCTATCATGTATTAAAACAAAGATGGGACTACAGATATGTTAGTATTAAAAACGCTAGCAATACTTTTGATGCTCAAAACTTAGAGAATAGTTTGTTGCATATATCTAAATTAGGTGGAGATATTTACGCTTTTACAGGATTGCAAGGTAAGGGTGATTTAGCAACAGATGCCTCAAGTAAGCTTGTAGAAATAGAAGGTAGTTCTGATTACGGTCAGATAACATGGGAGTCTAAAGATTTTACATTAGGTCAAGATACTAATGACAAAAGGTTTAAGAAAGTCAAGATAGAAGCTGATGCTGCTCTTTCTTCTGCTCCTACAGTAAAAGTAGATGGAGCTACCTGCACATTAGTATCTGCTGGTACAAATGAATGGAAAATAACTACTAATAAAAAAGGTAGGAAGATACAGATATCTTTAGCAGGAAATGATGAAAAACAAATATATTCAATAGGAATTATCTACAGAGGAATGAAAGTTAGGTAATGTCTAAGTCTGTATTAAAGCCACCTATTATACAAGACAATGCTACTAAAATAGCTATAGATGAGTTATATCGTCAAGTTAATAAACTTCTAACATCTATATCGGCTAACGCACAAAACTACGGAAATGAGGCATTAGAAGGCTCTGTAAGGGCAATATATGAAGGGAAAGATAATTTTAGAATAGAAGGAAAGACAAGCGCAGGTTGGGCATCAGTAACAGCACAAGCTCAAGGCAAAGGTAATTTATACAAAAATTCGCCTAAAATAGATAGCAATGGTCGCTTAAATATTAATAATGTAATATATGGCAAACAAAATCTAGAATTACATTCTGGTAAAAAAATAAAGCTAAACTCTACAGAAAGTATTACTCTTGATTCTTCACAAGGTATATATTTAGACTCAGGAAATGGGAGATATTTCTTTTATAAAAATGGTGACACTGATGACTATATGAGAATTACTGTAACATCAAACGGGGAAACTTTATTTTCAACATACGATTCCGATGGAGCCGAAGGTCATTTAACATTTTCTCCTGACGGTAAAATTAAATTTGCTGTAGAAGATGGTGCAACAGACTCAATACAATGCAATGTTGGAGGTACTACATTTGCATCATTTGCAGCAGAAGATGGAAGTTATAGTAGACTTACAATGTATGAGCAAGGTGGTTCATCTTCAGATGATTATATGAAATTAGATGTTGAAGAGCATGGAGCAACAACTTTAACAACTCACGATACTGCAGGTGGTGCAGCTAATTTAACCTTTACTGTTGATGGACATGCTACAATAGATTGCAGAGAAACTGTTATTCTTGACGGCAGAGATACTAGTGCAAGTGGTAAGCATATTATTTTTAAACCTAATGGAAGTGAGACTGGATTTATATATCATTCTACTTTAAATTTAAAAGAAGCTGCTAGTAGTCCAGGTATTGAGCAAGAATACGGGCAATTATGGGTAAAGAATGATACGCCTAATAATCTTTATTTTAGAGATGATGTTGGTAATAATGTTCAGCTAACAAACAATGGTGCAACTGTAGATAATAGGTGGAGGTATCATCAAAACGCTAGGTTTTATACTAGATATGATAATTGGTATTATCCATCGACAGTTTATGGAATGAACTCTGTTAATTGGAGCAGTACATCTTCCAGTTCAACCAAAAGAACAACATGGTTAGACTCATATAATCCTTGCCTTGTTATCACTGACGATATAACATTAACTGAATATTATTTTTATGGCAACTTTACAAGCTCGCAAACTTATGAACTATGTATGCTGAAAGGAACTGGCGTAACTTATGGAAGTGCTGGAAATTATACTTTAAGCGCTATTGGAAGCACTCAATCAGTTAGTGCTACTGGAAATATTTTATATAAAATTGGAGAAACTGGATTATCTGTTTCTTTATCGGCAGGAGATATTATTATACCAGCATTAAGAAGAACCACAACAGATACAAGCACTTATTATTATTTTGAGTTTAGTATGAATTTAAAAGGAGTATACGTATAATGGATAAAATAGAATATGATAATACTGATGCTTTATTAGAAACAACTGAAGAAGGTGCTCTTATAAAGAATTGTATAGATAAGATTAATGAAATTATTGATTGGATTAATGCACAATAATTCTTATATTAGGACGATGAAAAGGGTTATTTTATGAGTTGGTTAAGTAGTGCAGCTAAAAAATTAAAGAAAGCAGCCAAAAAGCTTACGTTTAAAAAGCACGGTACTGCATTATTAGGATTAGGTGCAGCTTCATTAATACCAGGAGTAGGAGGTCTTTTAGGCAAAGCTTTAGGAACTGGTCAGTCAGGTTTTATGGGTGGCCTACTTACTAAAGAAGGCGCTAAAAGTGCTTTACTGCATCATGGTAAAAAACATTTAAAAAGTCAATTGGGAGGACTTGATGTAGGAGGTTTATTAAATATGGTAAACCCACAAAGCCCAGATATAGCACAGCAACCTAATATGCCGTATCAGTTTGTTAATCCTGCTTTTCAGCAGTTTAATACACAACCTACACAATTTAGTAATAATTTTCCTGACTCTGCACAATTACAGCAAATGATGCTAGGTCAGAATCAACAAAATATGAGTTTATATTAAGGAGATAATGTATGTCTGTACTGTCAAGTTATTTAGATAAAAAAGTGCCAAGTTGGAGAGATTCTGTACAGAGTGTTACTAACTGGGGTAAGGACAGGCTTGGGTTTGGTAGTGGTGAGTTTAACCCTACAAGTTTTAATTTTTTAAACAATCCAGCACTAACACAAGGTGTAGAAGGGTCTAACCCTTTAGCCGCTAATTTAGGTTTAATAGGAATGCTAACCTCTGGTGCAATGATGGACCCTAAATATGCTTATAGCCAAAGCACATACGATAGATTAAATAAACAACTACAACCTTTACAAGGAGCTGTTGATAGAACAGGCGAATTAGCTGAATCTTATATGGACCCTAATAGTGCTATGAATCAAGCACAAAGGGACGCTATTAGAGGAGATGAATTATCTCATTTACAAGATGTAGTAGAAAGAAATGTTAATAGGTCTACTGGAACTTATGGTAGCAGTGTTGGTCAAATGATGAATCAAAATATGATGACAGATGCTGTTGCACAAGCTTTAAAAGGTTATAGCGGCCAATTAGGTCAAAGGCAAGACAAAGGTATTAGTTTGTTTAACCAACAAGCACAATTAGAAAACGCTTTATCTCAAGCTAAAATGCAGTCATCGATGGCGGCTCAACAAGCTGGTAAGTTTATGCCTCAATACTTGACTAATCAATTTGCTGGATTATTAAAATACGGTATGGGACAATAATGGCAGACCCTATAAGACAGTTAAACTACGGTGGCTTTACTGGATTTGGTGGTCAAGGAGGTGGCTCTACAGGTATTGTATCTGGATTACGCTCTACTGATGATTACTTAAAAATGATGGCTGCTGATGCTAATTTAGCAGATTTAAACATGCTTTCTGAAGCTGCAGATGGAGGATTAATGGGTATATTAACTAAAAAGCCTTCTACCTCTAATCCCTATTTAACAGGTAAAGGTTCTACAGCTAATGAATTGGCAGATTTTAATAAAGCATTTATGGAACAATATGGAGTAACTAGCGCAGACCCATTGGGCTTTGAAAAAGCATTATCTGGTGGAGATGTTTCAAAAATAATGAAACAAATAAAAGTAGGTGAAAATCAATATCAAGACATACCTTATATTTCCTATGTAGATAGAAGTGGAGAATCTCCTGTTAATAGAGAGTTTGAGGCAAGTATATTGT